ATTTATGAGAGAAAAGCACCTCACAGAAGCATTCCGCTGTTCTTTGGAAAACTTCGGAGAGTTTGAATACATAGACAAAGAGGATAGCAATGCTATCAGGCACGTCACCATCCTCCCTCTCTATGCCTTATCGCAGCTGAGAAAATAAGTCTGTTTTACTACAAAAACAAAGTTTTTACTACAAAAAGCAGAAAGACAAACATAAAATCTCCACAAAAACTTTGAAGTATCAAATATAAATCGTAATTTATCTTGGTTTGAATCTAACTTTTTCATTGATTTATGTATCTTAAAATTATGTTCAAAGTTACTAAAAATCAACGAATTATGCAAATTTTCAAAGAACTATTTCGTTACTTAAAACGTTAAATATCAGAGCGTTATATTAATAACTTATCGGGTGATTTCAGCATCTGTTTTTCGGAACATCTAACTGGACACCCTACTTACTAACCAATGCAAGCGAAAAAACAGCACGATAAAAAACGGTAGCAATAACAAGGTTGAAACTGAAGAAACAGTAGAATAATATGCAACGTCTTCCCGGAATCATCAATATATATTACGTGCTTGCCTCGTCGCTCATGGCAAGCATCACACAGAAAGCGTTGGCGGATGCTCCTGTCGGAGTGTTCGCTGACACTTTCCTCATTCCGCATATCGGGGACGCAATTTGTGAAATGGAGACGCAGTTTGACAATAACGATACTTTGGAAAAGGTGAAACTCTCTTTCTCTACTACTTCGCAGCTGCCAGCTCATGAGCATCTTGCTTTCGTCATCCAGACGGTGGATGGAAAGCAGTATCTCATCGGCACGGCTGACAAACCTTATCCTGTCATCAAGGTGGCGGACTCCACAGGCAAGGTGGATGGTGATTCGGCTGCTACGAAATACACCATATCATATACAAATAAAGTGGCACTTGTGCCATGCACGGCGTGATGAGCGCCTTTTTTCATGCCTTTTTGTAACATTTTGTATGCAGTTGAAACATTGCATCAAAACTTAAAATATTGATAATCAGCATTTTCTTTCTTTGTTTACAATGTTACAAAAGATACAGCCAAAATCGGTTGAGTTTTTGAAAAGGCTATTTTTTCTTCGTCCTGTTTTTGCGCCCCACCTTCTTCCAATAGATAATTCGCTGTTTGCGATAACTTCTGCGTGATTGCCCAAATAGTGCAAATAAAAATACTATTGCAAGTAATGCAAAACGATAAAGTCTGCGAATATAAAAATATCCGCCTATCAGAATTATCAATATGATTACAATGTCTCTCACCATAAGTTTATCGTTTTACATCGCAAAAATACATTTTTTTTGTCTTTCTCCAACATTATTATATAATATATCTTTGCCCTCAAACAATTTTTGACAATCATGGCAAAGACAAAATACAATCTCCATCTTAAAGGCTACGTCGGTGGTTGGGACTTCGATTCTGACTACGTCGATTTCGTCCTTAACAAGAACACCGACAAGGAGGTTGCTGTTCTCATCGACTCACTCGGCGGACAGCTCAACACCGCTCTCTCTATATCATCTGCATTCAGGCGACACGGCAATGTTCACGTCCACTTTGTGGGCATGAACGCCAGTGCCGCCACCATCGCGTCAATGGGTGCCAAGCGTATCACCATGGATCACTCGGCTATGTATCTCGTACACCAGTGCTCACAGTCGTTCTTCGAGTGGGGCAGCTTGAACGCTACGGATATGCAGAATCTCATCGACAATCTGGAAAAGCAGAAGTCTGACCTTGACAAGCTGGATGCCAACGTCGCAGAGATGTATGCCGGACGATGCAAGAAGAAATCTGCCGACTTGCTGGAACTCATGAAAATGGGTGGATGGCTGACGGCACAGGAGGCACTGGCTTGGGGCTTCGTTGATGAACTCACGGAGTTTGATGATGAGTCGGCTCCAGTTCTTACGGAGGCTATTGCTGCGGACTTTACAGCTCACGGCATACCGCTTCCTAAGATGCTGACCGACACGAAGTCGGAAGACATCACGGCGTTCAGACGATTCCTGCAGGCTTGTGCCTCTGTTTTCCACTCGCAAGAGAAACCAAATAAAATTGTTCCAACCATATCTTCTGAAGAAAAAATGAAAAAGACCTATTCTAACATTTGCAAGACTCTCGCTTGCGACTCGCTGGAAGCTAACGACGACAAGGTTACGCTTACCACGGCACAGCTCGAATCTATAGAGGCGGACATCACAGCGAAGTACAAGGAAATCACCAATCTCTCTGCTAACGTTGACCGTCTGACTAAGGCTAATAGCGATTTGGAGGAGAAACTGAAAAAGCTCCCTGCTGACACTACAAACACGGTTGTTGATGACAAGAAGGACGGTGGCACCAACACCGAAAAGTCTGACATCGAGAAGTTCTACGACACCACCAACTCGGCTCAGGCTCTCTTTGACTCATTACCATAAGCCTCGCCTCCATACCTCACAAATCATAATTCAAAATTGATTAACTCCAAATCGGCATCGCCGATAATTCAAAACTCAAAACTCAAAACTCCAAATTCAAAACTCCATATCATGGCAGGAAAACTACAATTTACCCTACAAGAATACAAGGATGCTGCTCGAAAGTGGCGTTCAGACTTCCTTCGTCTGCCGATTATCGGCTGCGACGAGACTCTTAAGTTTATGACCGGTCGCCCTGGCATCCGCTACAAGGAGAGTGTGGGCACGCTCAACGCTTCGGCACAGTTCGCTCCTTACTCGCCAACTCGCTCGGAGGACGTGAACTTGCAGTTGGACTTCCGAACTCTTGAAACGTTCTTCGGTTCGGTGGTCGCTAAGTTCGAGCCTAACTCGGCTATCTCTACGCTCCTCGGCACTGGTGCCACTAAGGGCGACGGACAGAAGTCTGTGCCTACGGCCCGCGAGGTGCTTGGACTTATCGCCAAGTCGCTCTCCGAAAAGCTCAATGATGCTATCTGGAGCGGTGTGCGCAACGCAAGCGGTACTACCACCCAGGATCTTTTCGATGGTTTTGACACCATCACAAAGAAGGAGGTTACTTCTGGTGCTCTCGCTAAGGAGAACGGCAATTACCTCAAACTGACGGATGCCATCACCTCTGCCAACGCCGTTGACGTGGCTAAGGAAATTCTATTCTCGCTCGATCCTCGTCTTCGCTCGCAGACTCTCTTCATGTACTGCTCGCAGGACTTCGTGGATAAGTATAACGAGGGTTATCTGCTCACACACAGCGGTATTCCATACAACACGCAATACAATCAGCCTACTGTCGAGGGTTCTAACGGCAAACTCATCTTCTGTCCGCTCGCTAACAAGACGGACTCGAAGTATATCCATATCTCGCCAAAAATCAATATGCTTTATGGATATGACCAGATGGGCGACGTGGAATCGGTTGACGTTGAGCGTTTCGATGCGTTCCTTCTCTCGTACATCGCCACCATGTTCTTCGGTGTACAGTTCGAGTCTATCGACAAGCGACGCCTGAAGGTCGTTGAACTGGCTGGCTTATAGTCTAACTCTTAACAATAGTAATTATGGCAGCATCTAATACAGACGTACAAAAATCTCTTGCATGGGCGATGGGCACACCGGAACTTCCTGGTGTGCGTCGCCGTGTTTATTATACATCCAAGAATGATATTCTTGTTTGGCCTAAACTTCCTCATAACGAGGTCGGACGTGTCACTTCTTCTGTCTATGACGGCTCCTTCACGTTGAAGGAAAACGCTGTATGGAAATACATCGACATCCTTCCTGAGAAGTCGCAGCTCACAAGTGAGGCACAGGGTGAACTGCCGTCACAGACGCAGCTCAACAAACTCGTGGCGGTTCATCCGTCGGTAAGCGAGGCGGCATCGGCTGCAGCTGCTTACCTCAATAACAACGATAACGTATTCATCGTCGAGGACATGAAGGGCAAGCACCGTGTCGTGGGTTGTGACAAGTGGACTACCAAGACCACAGTCACGCAGGATCTCGGTCAGGGTGCCACTGGCACCACCGGCACCACTATCAACGTGGAGGCATCGGACGAGTGTCCAGCTCCGTTCTATACTGGCACCATCACCACTGAGGACGGCGACATTGATTGCGCAGCGTAACGGCGAGTAAAGTTATAATCATAGTTGACCATGGACAAGCGGACTCCGATAGACATGCAGGAATTCTTGAATGACATTTCCGTGCCGGACTTATCGGGTCCGCTTGATCTGTTCTCAAAGGATGCTACGCATGAACAGAAGGACATATTCGCCATAGAGAAGCGTAAGGCGTGGGATAAGTCGGTTGAAGCGCGGTGCGACTTCACCCGGCGCGTCCGGCTTACTCGACGGGCGGACACGTTCTTCATCTCTCTATGGCAGAAGTCGCTGTATGGCAGAACGCTGACGGATATCAAGGGCGACGATAGTATGGTGGCGTTCTTCGCTGATAGCATCTCGCCACTTATACGTGACATCCTCGGTGAGGAGCTGAACACAGGGGCGTGGTGTATCGTCACCACTCCCAAACGTCGCCATCTCGTCAAGAACTTCGCTACTCGCATCAGCGAGCTGATAGCTGAGCAGCAGAACATTCCGTTCTACGAGGATGTTGCCTTCTGCCATTCAAAGCAGCGTATTGGGGCGGTATTCACCATGAACAATCTCCCCAAAGAGCCTAACTGCATCGTCTTCGACGACTTCGTTACTACTGGCTCTACGCTGAAGGCAATGCGCAATGTGCTTACCGAACATCACAAGAATTGTGTGTTCTTTACTGGTATCAATAATAAATTGTAATCATTATGAACAATCTGACTGACAAACTCCAGCAATGGCTCGACACTCCATCTGCTGAGCGTGACTGGAACGAGGGTGCCATCCTCCTTCTCCAACTCACCAACAACACCATAATGTATCGTAACCTCAGCATCAATCCTAAGGGCAAGGCTGAGTTCATCGAAGGCAAGTTACGTGCCTTCCTCAAAGCTCGCCGTGAGATCGAAGCCCACGACGAGGTGAACATCATGCAGGAGCAAGTGGATGCTATCGTGGCAAGTCGAACAGAGTTCAAGGAACACAACGAAGCGAAGGACTTCAAGGCTGGCAAGCGTGCGGATCACGACTCGCTGCCTGAGGATATCCAGGCGCTCTATGTCGAGAACCTTGATATCACTCACCGTATGCGTGAACTCCATTTGCGCCTCCGCTTGTTGTCGGACTCTACTAAGCAGGTGCTGGCTGCAGAACGCAAGCCGTTACTCGACGAGTTTATAAATCTCGATAAAAAGTTGCACGCAAATTGGGACACTTATGACCATTATGTGACAAAGGCAGAAAGTGCAGCAAATACCGAAACCAAAGAAAGCGAAGAGGAGCAGACTAAAGAAACAGAAATTAGTCCATCGCCAACGGACCAATTAGCTGAGCAGCCTGAGGATGCCACTCCTTCCAAGCCGAAGTCCAAGTCTAAATCCAAGAAGTAGTGAAGCGCAACATCAACATAGATGACATCCTAAAACCACTCTCGGAATGTCCACACCAGGCGTATCTCTCCAATGCTCTTCAGGTGGCGGACGTTTTGGAGTGGATTTTGGGACAAGTCGGCAAAGCGGAGATATGGCAAACTTCGTTCTCCATCTCTGAGGAGTTCCTGCGTAGGCTCTTCTTCATCGAGAAATCGGGCAACATTTCTGCCTTTAATCTTGTTCTCGACCATAAGGCTACGAACAAAACGCTAAAGCTATGGGCGTTCATCACGCAGACGATGAAGCGCACCTATCTCGCTGACAACCATTCCAAAATCCTTCTCGTGCAAGCGGAATCCGGTGAACTGATTAGTGTTGTTACCTCGCAGAACCTCACACGAGGTAACCGCCATGAGTCCACCTTCATCTCCACTTCGCCCGACATTTTCAATACTCTTCATGCGTCCGTCATGGATCTTATAAAGAACCATTCCGTTCCGCTAACCGACCTTTTCCAACAGCGCATCACTGCAGCCGGAGGAAATAACTCTTAATAGAATAACTCAAAATCGGCAAAGCCGACAATTCAAAATTCAACATTCAAAACTCAAAATTCGAGTATGGTATATTCAGAAGAAACTTTAACACAGATAGAGCAGTATGCTTCAATCTACCTCAAAATAAGTGACATGGCTGTAATTCTCGGTGTTCCACCAGAAAATTTACGCCGTGACATTGCTGACCGCACAACAGCCGTTTCGCAGCGTTACCACCGTGGCAAGGCTGCTTCACGTGTCAAGCTATTGCATCAGGAGATGCAGCTTGCCTACGTCGGCTCTCCACTCGCTCTTGAAAACACTCGTAACAATCTCCTCGATATGGAGGATGATGAATAGCTCACCAAAATAGCCCACAAACAGCCCTCACGCCCAAGGCTTAAAAAGGCTTAGAAAGGCTTAGTGAGGCTTATCCCATAACATTAACAATCATGTCTCAGCTCAGTATCATCGACATCGCCAAACAGGACCTATACACCTCCCGTTCCGAACTGGAGGCGAAATATCCTGTTCCCCAAATCGAACATCTACTTCGATTAAGGGATATGGTCACATGGTCTATCGCCAACCCTGACATGAAGGATCGTCAGTTTGTCGATGAGCTGCGCAGTCGCTATGGTCTGTCGCAAGTCACGGCGTATGCGGACTTGAAAATCGTCAAGGCACTGCTCCCGAACCTATCGGAGTGTACGCGCGACTTCCACCGTTGGCGGTATAACGAGATGATTATGGAGACGTATCAGATGGCGAAGAAGCGTAAGGACACGAAGACAATGGAGAAAGCGGCCACTTCTTATGCGAAGTTCAACCGCATCGACATCGAGGACGAGCAATCTGTGCCGTATCACATGATTGTCGTCCAACCGTTCTTCCCGACTACGGATCCGCGTGTTGTGGGCATCACGCCGGTTCCGAATATCGACGACCGCATCCGAAAGCTCACGCAGGAGCTTACCACTTCGCATCCGGACACGGAGAATATCGAATACGAACAAGCGGATCTTGTTCTTGATGACATCTTTAAGCCTGAAGACAATGACGAACAAAGTTGATACTTCCCTTTGGGACATCGAGGCGAAGCAACACTCTAAGCGTGTGTACTTCAACAAACCTCAGCTCCTGACGCAATACATCGGCGCGAAGACTACGGTCATCGTGGCTGGACGACGCACTGGCAAGACGGACTCCATTGCCTCGCCTTTCGTGCTGCGCAACATGCAGCGTATGCCAGGATCCACAGGTGGCATCGTCGTGCCTACGTTCAAGCATGGCTTGACGAACACGCTCCCCGGACTGCTTGCAGCATGGAAGCGTTGGGGTTATATCAATGGCGTGCATTATGTGGTAGGCAGAAAACCGCCGAAGTCGTTTTCTAAGCCTATCACCGAACCGGCTGACTATGAGCATGTCATCACGTTCTATAATGGCTCGGTGGCGATCATCATCAGTCAGGACCGCCCGGGCTCTTCCAACTCGCTCACGCTCTCGTGGTTGCTCATTGACGAGGCGAAGTTCATTGATTACAACAAACTGAAGGACGAGACTCTGCCTGCAAATGGTGGCATACGCTCGTACTTCGGGCACCATAGCTTTAACCATAGCATGATGGTGCTCTCGGATATGCCTCAGACTACAAAGGGTTCTTGGTTCTTGCACTATGAGGATAAGATGGACACGGAACTGATTGACACTATCAAAGGTACAATCTACAAGATTTGGCAGACGAAGGAGCGCATCGCACAGCTCAAAGAGCAGCGCAAGCCCATTCCTTCTTATCTGCCTAATTACCTCAAATGGCTCGATCAGAGTCTTAACAAGATGCGCTCAGTGGCAGTCTACTATAAGGAATACTCTACACTCGAAAACCTACAGCTTCTCGGTGAAGAGTATATCCGGCAGATGAAGCGCGACCTCACGCCAAAGACGTTCCAGACTTCTATCCTCTGTCAGAAGATTGGCATCTCGCACGATGGCTTCTACTCGTCAATGCAGGAGTACCACAAATATGATGCTTCGGATTTTGACTACCTCGACTCGCTCGGCTACGACCGCATCATTAAGGAGGCGCAGCAGGATCTTTACACTATCCACGCAACTAACCAGTTCTCTACGCTCAACAGTTCGCTCGATTGTCGCACGGACTCGGACATTGACCCTATGCAGCCTCTCTGCATTGGTATGGACTACAACGCCAACATCAACTGGATTGTGTGCGGTCAGCCTCGTGCCAACCGCCTGAACATCCTCAAATCGTTCTATGTGAAGTTCGAGCGCAAAATCCCTGCGCTCGTTGCCGACTTCTGTACTTATTACGCACCACATCCTAACAAGACGGTCATCTACTATTACGATGCCACAGCTCTCGGCTCTAACTATGCCGTGAACGACCAGGACTTCCATTGGGTGGTAGTCCATGAGTTCGAGCGCCACGGATGGCAGGTCATTGACGTGTATCTCGGTAATCCGATGCGACATGATGAGAAATACCTTCTCATCAACCAGGGTTTTGCCGGGAAGCAACGACTGATGCCGTACTTCAACCGCCAGAACAACGATGACCTAATCCTCGCCATCCAGTCCGCAGGAGTGGAGCGAGGACGCAACGGCTTCCGCAAGAACAAGTCCATGGAAAAGCAGCCCGAGTCCGAAGAAGACCTTCTCGAACACCGTACCGACGGCACCGATGCCTTCGATACGCTCTATATCGGCTGCGAGAAGTTCCCACAGCACGATTTATATCCAATTGCGATTGGTGGAGTGAGATAAATAAATGTTGCAGTATTTAGCTTTGAAATAATGAAGTACGCCATTTTTATGTTATCTTTGCAGTCTAAATTTGATTATCATGGTAAAATATAATAAACCGGCCCTAACATTCTCGCAACAAGTGGACTTGCTTATTGCCAGGGGGCTTGTTGTAAACAATAAGAAAAGAGTGGAGAAAACTCTTGCCAACATCAGTTATTACAGACTTAGTGCATATATGCTTCCATTTAAGGAATGTCAAAATGGTGTTGTTATTGACAGATTCGCTCCTGATACCACTTGGGAAATGGTCTATGATTTATATAAATTTGACCGCAAATTGCGTTTGCTTTTATTTGATGCCATTGAACGCATTGAGATAGCAATACGAACCCAAATCGTTAATCAGTTAAGTTTGAAATACGGCTCACATTGGCAAGACAATCGTAGTATTTTCAAAGGTCCAATAACTCGTAGACGTAGAGATGGATCTACTTTCACTGATGATGTTTTTGCAGATATACAGCAACATATTAAGGATAGATTACATAACGACCGCTCTGAAACATTTATCCAACATTATCGTGATACTTATTCAGAACCGGAAAATCCGCCATCTTGGATGAGTGTAGAAATAATGTATTTCAGTCAGTTATCTCGTATTTGTGACGGATTAAAGAAACGTGCAGATATTGTTGGCATTGCCAAGTATTTTTCTTTGCCACCGCAAACATTTCTATCGTGGCTTCATGCTTTGAATTTCACAAGAAACTTGTGTGCCCATCATTCAAGAATGTGGAATAGAGATATGAATATTGTGCCAGAGAAACTGGAGTTTTCAAGAAATCTCAAATGGATCTCCAACCCTGATACGGCAAAAAGAAACAAGGTGTACTATTCTGTGTGTATGATATACTACCTGTTGCAGACAATAAACCCACGAACATCATTTAAAAAGCGATTGGTTGATTTGCTCGAAAAATATTCGCACGTAATAAACCTTAATTCGATGGGATTTCCTGCTAATTGGAAAGACGATAATTTTTGGAAATAACATTTTTTTGCTTGAAAAACTTTGTTATCACAAAAACTAATCGTAATTTTGCAGCAGAAAATTTAATAGATAGTTTTTAAACTTAAAGATAATAGGCCTCCCAGGCGAGCTTTCGAGCAGCATACTTGGGGGGCGTTACTTATTTTATAGGGTATAGTCATATAGAGTTACTTTAACTCTGTTGAAGCGGAACACTGCCTAATCACCCTTTCCTATACGCCTTTGTCTTGCGCCCAACGCAGGATGAAGGCTTTTCTTTTTTCAGCGGTATGCTCCGCCTTCAGCACCTCCTTCGCTTCGCTCTCTGCACCTTCAGCTTTTGCAATCTCTCAGGCGTGAGAGTCTATAACATAAGGTAGTCAATCCCGATTTTCAAAGGAGTAAGGCGTGGCGCACCGCCTTTCCTGCACTTTGTGCATCTTTTCTATGCTGTTATCTTGGTAGCTTGTTCCTCCGTCCCTGCCATTGTCTGTGGACGAATTGGCTTTTATTTCGCCACCAAAATGACAAGTATTCATATTTGCCTTTTCTTATCCGTTCCACACTCTCATCAGTGAATGAACTACGATACTGCTGACGTTCATTTTTGTAGTCACAAGCGCATCCACCTTTCTGCTTGCCTAATAGATAGGTATCTGTCTGCCACGATTTCATCATGAAAGAAGTAGCCATCCCATCCTATGATGACAACAGAGATTGCACAATTCATATCACCAGTCTTCTTCTTTTATTATTCTGGAGTAATATTCTGAAGTGGTGTTCTTTGTACCAAATCATTTTATTTGTTCGACGTGAAGCACTTACCAAATGTAATGCTTATGATTTTTCCTTTGCAAAGTTAGCGCAAGCGGCATTCTGAAAGGGTCGC